GTTCGTGCGCTGAATTGGGAAAGAAAGATGATGGAGTGAACGGTTGGGCCATCCAATCCGTGTACGGTACACTGACAAATGAGCAAGTCTTCTCTCTTATTTCGGGAGAACAGCTAGTACGCATGGGCTACAACCCCCATCTGGGGGTCCAGGAGCTCCACGGTCCCTCGATACTCGCTTGTGAATTACTGCGAGAATTGAGGCAACCGGGCGTTTGGCAATGGGACGAAACCGTGTCGAAGGGCTGGGAGGAGCCGGTGGGCGAGGGATGCAATCACCAGTACGATTGGGAGTGTCACAAACATGGCACTTTCGATTACTGCTGGGAACGCAGATGGGGTGATATTCAGCGGGAACGTTTTTTCTTTTGTGTTTTGAAATCGGAGCTTGCTTCGAGATCTGCTCTAGTCAACAAAAATTGGACTGGTTCAGTAGAAACATACGTGAAATTCATTCTTGAACCGTTAAAGGTCAGGACTATCACTAAAAGTCCCTTCAGAGAAAATGCTCTCTATACCTGTCTTCAAAAACAGATGTGGAAGTGTCTCCGAAGGAATCCCATTTTCCGCCTGATCGGGGAAAGCGTCGAGGTCTCTCATATTGAGGAGATCCAAGAACGCGCCTTTAAGCTTGAGAAGACGTGGAATCGAAGCGGGAAGACAGGGGTCTCCCGCCCTCAGACAGATTTTGAGTTTACTGCTGAGGACCTATTTTCTTTTTGGGTGAGTGGTGATTACAGCGCTGCTACCGATGGTCTACACATGGATGCCACTAAGAAGTGTATCGATGCTATGACCCAGAATGAGACTATTCGTGAAATAATGAAGAAATCTCTCTGTGGTGCAACTGTCTCATATCATAACTCATTTGGAATGGAGCTCGATGATGAAGTTCTTCCGACATCCTTTGACATGAGCCAAGGTCAGCTCATGGGATGTATCTTGTCCTTCCCGATACTTTGTATATTGAACATATCGGCCTACCGCGAGTCTATGGAGCGGTATCTCGGGCGTAGGATCTCTCTGAAACGCTTACCGGTCATCGCTAATGGGGATGATATTCTGTTCCCTTCGTGCACGGCCCACTATCATGTGTGGGAGAAGTGCATTGGGGAAGTAGGCTTTACCAAGTCTCCGGGGAAGAATTACACGAGTCCCAGCTTTTGTATGATTAACTCTACTTATTTTGAGTTTCATCATCAGCATGGGATCCGCAAAATTCCTTTCCCGAACATGGGTATGGTCTTTGGACAGAAGAAGGGTTGCGTGAAGGAGAATGATCCGAAGACTTTTAATGAGAGTCTTTGGCGCCTTCCAGGTCAGTTTAAGGACTTGGATCTCCTCGATGGGTATCCAGGACTTCAGGAGCGTATGGAGCGGGCAATTTTGGAGCATCGCCGGGCC